GACCGAATAATGGCACTCTATCGGGACAAGTGGGAATTAGCCGAATGGGACAAGGGCGTACTCGCAACGTTCTACCCAGGTCGCTACTTGCCATTGAAAGGGGTCTAGCATGATCGGATGGATGATCGGCCTTGTCATGGCTATGATGGCCGGTATCACGCTACTTGCGGTCGGGGTTGCGCTCCGTCTGCACTTCCTGGACGAGCGGCACATCCGCGAGCGGGATGATGCCAGGGCGCAGCGTGATCGGCTCAACACGCGCAATGCCGAACTTGTTGCGGAAGCAGAGAAGCTCCGCACGATGGTCAATGACCCGCAGGCGTCCAGGTTGGCACGCGCGTTAGAAGACAGCGAGCGTGAATTGGGCGAGTGTCAGCGCGATCGGCGGAAACTCGCATTGAAGCTGGCCGAAGCGCTCTCGACGCGGCGTACCGTGCCCATCAGGCGCGTCGACGCGGCAAAGCCGACGCACCCGCAAAAGGAGCAAGAGGGATGAGTGAGCAAGGAACCATCGATCTCTATGCCATTGAGAGCATCATGCTTGATCTCGCGCTGAAGCGGACGATCGGTCCACGCGCGGAAGCAGTGCGCGCCTTACGCCTGGCTGTCGAGCAGGCGCAAGGGCGCATGAAACTGGCTCATGACAAGGGCGGCAGTCCAGGGATTACCAATATCTTTACGGGTGTGCGCGTTCCGCTCAACTGGCAAAAGCGGCCAGAGGGAGCATATGATCTGCTGTTCTGGCTGGCAACCGTCACGCACGTCTGTATCATTGCGGGAGAGCGCGTGCTCTCGGAAACGCCTGTCCTGACTGATACCGATGCCCTGCGCGATCTGATGCGCTTCATTGTGACGGATACGGGCATCAGCATCAAGACGCCGTTTCCCTACACGCAAACGGATATGCGCCGCGCCTTTGAAGAATGGAACACTGGACAGGAGAGAGAGCCATGATGGACTTCAAAGCCTGGGTCATTCACGCCCTGGGTGGCGTCACAGCCGAGGAACAAGAACGCGGGCTGCGCCTGGCACGTCCCATCAAGCACATGCTCGCCGACATGAACGAGAGCGTGTTTCGCCTGGGGCATTATCATCAGGCTGACCGCGAGGCGCGTGCCTCCGTCTGGATTGACCTTGCACGACAGGCGCCCTTTCCGCAACAAGCGCCGCCGACTGTCCCGAAAGAGGATACCGGCCTCATGCGCGTGACTGGAGTGGGGCATCTGCCAAGCGCGCGCAAGACGGGCGACCTGGCACGCCTGGCATCCATCAAACAAGCAGAACGCAGGCAGGGCTAGTCGATTCCCTCTCCTAAGGAAGGGCGACTACCGCTATTAGCTGCGCATCCATCGCTACCGGCCCTGTCGAGAGCGTCACGACGGGATACGCCTTGTACAGCCCAGGTTTGCCCAGGGGACTCGTGGCTAAGAGATCAGTCAGCGACGGGGTAAAGTCTGCCGTCGCCAACACAAGGGGCGGGCCTACTGAGCCGACGTTGGTCACGTTCCATGCCCCCGTACAGACGTAAAGCGCGTTGTTATTATTGATATCCTCCAGGTGCATGGCGATAGAGCCATTGGCTACGCTTGCCAGAGAGAAGAAGCTGCTATCCGTTGCAAAGGAATGGTGAGAAGGTCTCCCATCCCCTACAGAAATTGGACTCCATGACATAAACTACCCCCTTGTTGTCCAGGTATCTTTTTCATCGCGCGTCGTCCAACTGTCCAGGTTATCGCGGCTCCCCCACGCCGCTTGTTCATCACGCCCGCGCCATGCTGTACGCTCATCTCTCGTTATCCAGGTTGCCTTGCCGTCGCGCGTCACCCAGGTCGCGGTAAGAAATTGCGTGGTCACCACCCCTGCGACGCTGAGCGTTCCTGAAAGCGTGCCCATGCCCATGCAGGTGAGCGAGAGCGCTACCCGTAGAGAGAAGACGCCCGCAAGTGCGCCCACGCCCGTAAGCGTGCCTGCAAGCGCCGTGGTAAGAGCCATCGTGCCTGCAAGCGCCCCTGTTCCTGCAAGTTGCCCGGAAAGTGCGGTATTTGCGGTAAGCGTCCCGGTAATCTGGCCTGCCCCAGGAAGATGGCCTGTGAACGGGGCGCCGAGCGAAAGCGTTCCACTCAGTGTCCCTACCCCGGCAAGCGTGCCTCCTAGAGCGCCCGCGCCTTCCAGTGCCCCTGAGAGTGTTCCTACCCCTGCAAGTGTGCCTGAGAGCGCGGTATTTGCAGAGAGCGCACCTGTAAGCGTCCCTACGCCAGCAAGCGTGCTAGAAAGCGCCGTAGAAAGTGTAGGCGCGCCGACAAGTAGGCCTGCTCCCGAAAGCGTCACAGCGAGCGCCGTTCGTGCGGCCATTGTCCCGACAAGCGTGCCAGCCCCGGCAAGGGTAGACGAGAGCGCCGTGGTGAGTGAGAATGTGCCTGAAAGCGTGCCCACCCCATCACACTCTCCTGAAAGCCCAGCACCGCCTGAACTGGTCGAGAGCGTCCCGCTAAGCGTTCCGGTGCCTGCCATCGTCGCCGCGAGCGCGGTTGTCGCGGAAAGCGTCCCCGCGGCTGTGCCAACCCCGTCGGCTTCCCCCGACATCGCAAGCGAGGCGGAAAGCGTCCCCGCTATCGTGCCGACACCGCTCACTGTCCCGGAGAGCGCGATAGGAGCAGGGTCATAGCCTGCCGTGGTAAAGCTCGTCGCCGTTGCGCCAGTTGTGCCGCTCGTCGGTTCTCTCAGCGACATGGTCGCGACACTACTGCCCGCCGCGCCCGTGATGTCCGCCCATGCCCACATGACCAATTTATCGCCTGTGTTGAAGCCCTGGACGGCATTCGATACCGCCGTACTCAGGATGGTCGCGGCGGAGGTCGTCAGGGTGTGCGACCCGCTGACCACGCTGGCGATCTGCGTGTAGACTCCTGCCGAGGACCTCACAAACCACTGGGCCGTCAGCGTGATGGTGCCACCATTGGAGCCGAGCATGGCAAAGTTCGGCGTGAGGGAACCCGCGTCAAGCTGCTGGCCTTCGAGCAGCGTGCTATCGAGTATCCAGCCCTGGAAATTGGCATCGGTCGGCGCGGGAATGCTCGCCACGCCCGTTTGCGCCGTGGCCGTGCCCTTGGCGAACATTTGGACGTACTGCGTGGTCGTGCCGACTTTGGTACTGACGGACGCGGCAGTCCCACCAGAACTCGTCACGAGTTGGCCGGCTTGAGTCAGCGTGGTCGCGGCCGTTGCGACGCCGTAGCCGGTAAGCGCAGTGGTCATACTACTCTATCTCACACTGTACAATGTTTCGTGAACCACAATCAGCACAGCAATAGACCGTACCAGTGCCATGTCTCCCCTGCCGTACCTGTAGGTTCTCAGGGCGATTGTCCAACTTATCACCGTTGATATGGTGAACAGTCTCATGGCTTTTCAATGGTCTTCCGAGCTTTCTTGCAAGCACTAAGCGATGCTCCATTATGTATCCTTGACGATTTCCCATAGATGCCATAGGGTCTGAAGGGTCGAGCCATATCTCCCTATACTCACCGTTCATATGCGCCCCCCCGTTCCATGACCCATGTTTCTCACCAGAGAGATGTCCAACATGGTTAGGCACTATCCCATTTTCCCTCATAACACGACTCACGGTGATTTGACTGGTACCAAGTGCTACTGCAATAGCATTCTGACTATCCCCTTGATCGCGCATGTGCCTCATTGTCTCAAGTTCCTCGACAGTAAAGCGCCGGTATTGCTGGCCTTTAGGGTTGATTTCTCCACCATTCGCTTCGACAATATTTCTTATGGTGAAGACATGCATCCCAAACTCTTCAGCTAGGAGTTTAGGACTTTCTCCATTGGCATACCGATTGCAAATGGTGATTTCCTGAGCAGGGGTCACTTTCCGTTTGATATACGTTTGGATGGGTATACCCCACTCTTTGAGGTACTTCCCTATCGTTTCGTACTTTGTTCCATATGATCTCCCGATCTGAGCGAGTGACTCGCCTGCTTGATACCGCTTTACAATGTCTTCTCTCTGTTCTTGGGTGAAACTTCTCTTGTTCATGTGATTCCTATCTCCTATTTGCATGTTCTATAGGGGTAGTATATCACATCGCGTAAGATCAGTCAATCAATCGACAGTTAGCACCAGTGCGCCTATGGCGAACGACGCTACAACCCCAATTCCGATGGCCTGCGAGGTGATGGTGTTAAACCACAGCAAATTACCCGTCGTGGCCGCGTCGAAAATGCCCACCGCCAGGACGGTGCCCCAGGAGACGGTGGGCGTAGGGAACGTAATCACGCCCGCATTCGATATTTGTGAGGGCGCCGTTGAGCCGCCGGTGATGGCCGACCAGCCGGTAGAGGAGGTCACGGCGACGCGTGCATAGGCGCCGCCCGATACCTCCGTTCCCGTGTAGCTGGCGCTGGCATCGGTGGTCGGCGCCGTCGTAAACAAGCCGACGTAGGTAGTGGCCGGAGCCGCGCCCCACGCGCCTGTGGTGGGCCAGGTGGTGCCCTTCATGAGATTGAGGATGTTGTTCTGGGCTTGTGTGGTGAGTCCAGCCATTGGTTTGCTCCTTCTGTCTCCCGACAGTAGATTCCGCTTTCTGAGCACTCAGAAAGAAGTGTTATGTGGTACACTCTGTACCATTGCAACGGCCCCGAAAGGTCGTTGAGGATTGAAACACCGCCGCTTCACCGAAGTGCACTTCAGCACCCCATTGCAACGACCTTTCGGGGTCGTTGAGGATTGAAACAACGATGTGAACAGGCTCAAGTCGTCGCTTGTGCATTGCAACGACCTTTCGGGGTCGTTGAGGATTGAAACAGCGCACCGCTACAGGCCGTACAGCGCTAGTCTTATTGCAACACACACGACGCGAACCTCCCTTGCTGAATAAGTGAGCACGAGGTTCGCGTCGTGCTTTAGTTGTCAGGCTCACCTCTGCACGGCCTGTAATGGTGCGCTGAACTGCGGCATTGCTGGCAGCACCGGCATGGTTTCAAGCGACGAAACGGACGGCGCCCCCTGATACACCGGCGGTGCCTGTTGCTGTACCGGCATGGGCTGCGCTTGCGGTGGCACTGACACGGGCGTACTTGCGGCAGCCTGCACAACCTGGGGCAGCACATTCAGGGCTTGCTGTGTGATCGCGCCGATTTGCGCCTGTTGTGCCTGAGACGGGGCTTTCAAAGCGGTATTGACGCCGTACAGGCCGATAGCCAGCGTGAACATCAGCGCCCCATCGGCAAAGGCGATCTTGCCTAAGACGAGCAGCAGCACGCCGCCGCCGATCAACCCGATGGAGACCAGGATGATGCCGATCTCGGTATAGAGATTGGTTGGTTGTTGTTGCATGGTATACTCCTTATAAAATCAGCAACAAAAGGACAATGCAATGGATGAGCTTACTAAAAACTTTCTTGAGCACTATCGGGCAACTCATCCTGGTATGCCAATCAAGTATTTTGATGCGAGTGAGGGTCTCCCCATTTCTGCATTCAACCCGATCGAGGAACCAGCGTTCCCGCCAAAGACCGTGTATCAAGATTTTCCTCGCGCCGCGCGAAAGGACAATCCGATGAGTGACCGTGATACGCATTTTGCCGGTTTTGCTAAATTGCTCATACAAGACATTGCCAAAGTGGTCGATTTCTTTCCTACATATGAAGATCAACTCCGTACCATTCAAAGCGGTGTCTCCTATGACAGTACCGAAGTGCTTGAGCGATTGGAAACCCTCATCGCCCAACGCGCCTACGATCTGGTCGAGCATGCGCTCTCCTGTAATAATGGCGCGGAAGCACACTATTGGCCCGACGAACCCATGTCGGCATCAGTCCACTATAAGCGGCAACTCGCTAGAGCCACGAAAGACGTACCTGATCTCACAACGCTGCCGCCTGCTGCGCCTGGGTCAGCAGCAGGTTGACCGCCGCCAGCTTTGCCGCGTACTGCGCGACTCTAGGATCGGCGGGTGCCGCTGCAGGCTGTGGCGCGGGTGCAGCTTGCAGTTTCTGGTAGGCATTCCAGAGCGAGGCGTATTGTGCACGAAGGTAGCTCAGTTCTACGCCAATCCACTCCACGAACACACCGCGTTCTGGCGTATAGGCCAGCATCGTCCAACGAAACACCTGCTGCGAGCCTGCACCCAGTTCCTTATTAGACGCCTCCAATTGCGCCATGCTGCTCTCAGGAGCAAGCGCCCAGTTATCCTTATCCCAGCTATGTGACAACACAAAGTCACGCATGCCCAGCACAATCGGCACAGTGTTGGGTGATCTGAGCGTGTGCCCGTCGTCCGTCCATCCTTGCGGTATCATAGTGCCTCCTCCTACTTTCCATTGGCCGAAGTCGGCCACCGTCGCGCGATCATAGTCGACGCTATGACCCGCCAGCACGACGCCATTCTGGTATTGTTGAATGTGGGCGCGGGCTTCCCACTCGCCCCCGGACCAGGCGTAGGTCTGCCAGCCCCAGGTGATCAGTTTGTTATCGAACAGGTACTTGAGCGCGGGCGCGCTGCCATAGGCCCCTGTACGCGGCAAGCCAATCACCGAGGCTACGCCCTTGAAGTAGGCCGCAACCGCCGCCTCTTCTGACGCCGTCATATCGAAATCGACGCTGAAGTAAATCGGGCGGCCATCCGGCCCACCACAGTCCGCGTGCTGTTGTGCCGCGATGTGGCCGTCACCGGCGCCTGCCGCGCTTCCCTCAAGCGGGCGCGTCGCGTACCACTCATAATTGCTCACAATGGCAATGCCCGCCTCAGACAGCATTTTTGCCTCGCCCGCCGTCAAAATCTTCAGCACGGTCTGGGCGTTGACCTCAGAGAGATAGCGGCAGACAAACGAGACCCCCGCCGCGTGCATGTCCGCGATGGGCGGGCCTGCCACGTAGTCTAGACCAAATGCCATAGATCATCCTCCTTAGACGTGAATGAGTCCCACGGCCATCAGGAACAAGAGCAGCGCTGCGATAGCCGCTACAAAGCTTCCTACCCCGGCGTACGTCGCGCGGTAGCGGTAGGCAAAGATGCCCACCAGCACAATGATCAACAAGATGAGCGCAATAAGTAATCCAAGACTCATGACTTCCTCCTTTATACTGTACTAACTTTGTCACAACATCTGTCGTAACATATGTCAAGGGTTGTCCTTTGGTTTGTTGGGAGGTGGCCGCGGTCTTTTTGCCGCGGGTGTGCGCCCGCGTCCAAACGTCGCCCCTTGCGCATCGCGCACCTGTACCATTTCCCCGTTGATCTCTACGATAATGCCCTGCCTCCGCATAATCTCTACCACCAGCTCCAATTGGCGTTTGCACATGGCGTAATCGTCCTCCACGCGTTCCAGGCGCCGCGTTAGCCCCTCGTTTTCATCTTTGAGCGCCGTTCTCACATTTTCTTGCAGCGTCTGCGCGCCGCGCGCCAGACTGGTACGCAAGACGAAGTAGCCGCCGATAATACCGCCGACGAGTACCACCAGGTTGAGGATGACGAGGATGCCAGACGGGTTAAGGTTTTCCATCGTGCCCACCTGCTTCTAGTCGTGTGACGCGCCGTTCAAGCGCCTCCACGCGCACGAGCAATTCGGCATGCTTGCGCGCGTACAGTGTGGTAAAGCGCTTGAGCTGCACAATGGCCACCGGCCCGCCCACGGCCAATATCAGGAAGGTGAGCGTAATCAGCACACGCAATATGAGGATAATGTCCATCGCTCTTTCCCTCCCTCAACTCGCCGCGAGCGCCAGCCACCACACATTGATGTTGACCGAACTGAAGACGGTGAAGGTTGTGGTGGTGACCCCTCCGGCGACCACCGTCACGTTCGCTGTACCGGAATTCGCGGTCACCAGAATAGTGCCTGGCGCCGTTGCGACCCCGGCCACATTTTTCAGCCCATGTGTGACCGAGACCCCGGCCGAGGTTGCGTTCACGCTGCCGAAGTTGAAATCGACCAGCGAATGGCCGGACTTGCTCCACAGCCGCGCCTTGATCGAGGTCACCACCATATTGCCGGACATGTCGGTGGTGATGTTGTTGTCGGCATCCACCGATGTAGCGAACTGATCGAGAAAGGATTCGATGTTATTCAAAAAAGTCGCATTGATGCCGGGCGGCGTCACATTGTTGGTAAATGGCGAAATTGTTACTCACTCTTGCGAGTGGGGCTAATCGTTTCCGTTAGCCTCTCTGGTTTCCTTGTTCGATTATCGCCAGAGTCCAGACTATATCATCGCTTTCGCGTCTCGCGTGTAGTCGTTAGCGGGTTAAGAACGGCGCTGTTCTAACTTCCGTCGGGATTGTCCTTCCCAGGAGTTTCCCCGATATAGCGAGATTTGCATACTATGCAGCGGATGCTACACAGCAGGGGCGCATTTATTCACCCGTATTCGCATAGTTAACCCAGGCTATAGTACACCTCTCTTTCTATACTTCCGCTTTTCGGGCGGGGAAAAGAATGGTATAATAAAGGTTGTCTAGGCTTGGAGTAGCTTCCCAGGCCGAAAAGGTGGTAGCCTTGCCACCCTGACAACAAGAAAAACAAGGCGCTAAATGAAAGGCAATTTAGACATGGACTCCTCTGATATCCCACAAAAGCAATGCTCCACATGCCCACACTCGTATCCTGCCACTCCTGAGTTTTTCGACAGAGATAGAAGCAAGAAAGACGGGTTGCACACAACATGCAAAGTATGCGGTAAAGCCAGGTGTAAAGCGTATCAAGAGACTCACAAGGAACAGGTGCGCGAAAACAAAAGGCTCTATCGTGACGCTCATAAAGAGGAGACAGCCGCACGTTTAAGGCAGTGGCAGCAAGGCGAAAGATATAAAGTCTATCAGAAGCACTATCAGCAAGAGCACCAGGAAGAGATACATAGACAGAATCACAAGCGTTACCTGTTACGGCAAGAAGTGCTACAAGAACGCTCGCGACAATACGGCAAGACTGAACAAGGGCGCCTGGCAAGTAAGGTACACAAGCATAGGCGAAAAGCGCAAAAACTAGCCTCACAAGGTTCTCATACCCCACGACAATTGCAGGAACAATTGAAACGCCAGAAGTCGCATTGTTATTATTGCAAGGCGAAACTGAGCAAGGTGTGGCATCCTGACCACATCGTTCCGCTCTCAAAAGGCGGAACGAATGATATCTCCAATATCGTGATAGCTTGCCCCACATGCAATCTGAGAAAGGGCGCAAAGCTCCCGCATGAATGGCATCGTGGCGGTCGGTTGCTATAATGAGACCTCCTTTATCCTGGTGCGAGCGTGGTGGACGGCGCCAGCGTGGTTGACGGCGCCAGCGGCACGTTGAGCGACACGCCTAAATTGATGCTGTTCGCAATGGTGTTCGGTCGGAACAGGTTGCCGAAAAAGTCCGTCCAGTTCACGTCATACGGCCCCTGCACGGCGTTGACCGTAAACCACAGGTTGATACCGTCCTGCTGGTCGGAGGCATCCACTTCGCTGATGAGCATTTGCGCTGACGTCAAGCCCAGCGGCGCGTACGTAAAGCTCCTCAACTGTCCCGGTGCGTATGACGAGTCGCGCGTGGCAAACGTAAAGAGCCGCCCCTGCGCGCAGTACTGCGTCAATTGCTGATTGACTTTGGCCTGCCCGTCGGAGGCGGTCGCCAGCGTGTTATCCACCAGCACCGCCTCCACAATTCCTGATGTGCCATCGAGCGCCGCCTGTGCCGCAATCGCGGTCAAGTTCTGCGCCGTGAAGACCGCCGGCACCTGCCCGATGTACACCATGCGCAGTCGGTCGGTACTGACAAGCAGCGCCTGTGAGCTATCCTGGGCAATCACCGGGTCGCCCGCTGCCCAGTAGTATTGATAGCCCGTCTGGCCTTTGATGCCCAGCGTCACCGCGGCGCCGTTCAAGGTGAAGACGGAGGGCACGCCTGAGAGCGCATAGGAGAAGGTGAAGGCGCGCGTTTGCCCATCGCCGGCGCGCGTCTCGTCGTTGGTCCCCGTCTGCTGCACGCCCCCTACCGCGTACTGGGTATTCCTGTACTTGGGATTGGCGTTGGTCACAGTTGGCATCACGCCCGACAGTCGCCCGTCGTCGATCAGCGTGCCATCCACCGCAGGACCGACGACGGATGTGTAGGGCACGAACCACAGCCGCTTGAGTTGGTCGATCATCCAGTACCAGGGCACACCGCTTGAGGACGCCGCTGCCACCAGGGCATCCAGGGCCGCCGCCACTGTACAATAGCCAAAGTTGGCAACTGGCACCACCGGCCCCGCCGCCACACTGCCAATAGTGACGCCTTCGTACGACAAAATGTTCGTCCACAGATCATCCACGATGTAGCCGCAGGTCTGATTGCGATAGAGCGCGCTCACCACGCGCTTATCGGCCAGGTAATGCTGGTCCGTGGCCGTGAGTGTGGTGAGCAGCATGGGTTGGAAGCCGGGCTGGCTTTGCGCGGGACTCGTGAGATAGCCCGTCCAGGCGGGATTGCCAGTCGCGTCGTAGATGGCGCACTGCTGGTACTGCTGGTAGTGGACGGCGCCCGCCGCGTCGTACACCGTGCAACTGAGTTCGCCGCGCCGCCCAACCGTCGATTTGGCAAGCAGCGACGTTTTGAGCACGTTTGCCAGGAAGCCGCCGATGGACATGCTGTAGGTGCTGCCAGGGATAGGCACCATCATCGCGCCCGAGAGCGCGCCCGCGCCTAGAAAGGTGGCCTGCAGTTGCCGCGCCAGGGGAACAGAGATCGCGCCGGACAAGGTGCCTACCCCTGAGAGCGTCTTCGCAAGCGCGAGTGCGATGGTATCCTTGAAGGTCGCTATGGCACCCGCCCACTGCTCCGAGACCGCAATGGCATACGAGCAGTGCGCGGCACCGGGGCTTCCTGCCACCTCGTGCAACTGTGTCAGCGTGTAGGGAGTGCCACTGGTTTTGACCACCTCCTGATCTTTGGACCAGCCCGCCGTGATGCTGCTTTCGGTCTGCGCGCCCGAGGCATACCCAAGCGCCGCTATCCACAACTCCTCGCCCTGCGTCGTCGTCGCGGTCGTGCCTGAGTCAATGACGGTCGCAGCTATGCTCGGGCTAGCCACGTTTCCGACCGCCGTTTTGTCCAGCGGACTTGCCGGCCAGCCCAGCGGCGCGCTCCACTCCTGGATACATAAGAGCGTCGAGTGGAGCGCAGATAACGTCCACGTCCAGGAGTTGCCGCCAGCATGGATGCCATCGACCAGCAGGAAGTAGAGGCCGACCTGGATATCAGCCGCGTTGGTGACGGGGATGTTGAGCGCCGCCTGTACCCAACTGCCATCAGGCGGGGTAATCGTAGGCAGCGTCGAGTGGATGCCCGTCTGGATGGCGACCACCAGCAGATTGCCCTGTGTGACGCCTGTGGGCAGCGTGATCGCCTGCGAGGTCACCGCGCCGGAGGAGGCCACCGTATTCTGCTGCACGCGCGTGATCGTCATACGCCAAATCCCCCCTTGTGCATCGTGCTATACTGCATGAAAAAGGGGCGCAATTCCTTGATGAAAGATGAGATACGCGAGATACTTGGAAAAGCTGCGCATGCGGCAGAAGCGCAGCACATCGAGTATCTACTGCCCTGGGAAGATTTACTAGAGACGGCGCGGGAAACATATCGTATACAGGCGCAAGGCGTTGCAGAAGCCCTGGCAATCATGATGATGCAGGTCATGCGTGAAATCTTCACAGAAGAGCAAATCAAAGAAATTCTGGAAACACTATGAGTGATGAGACAGAGGCGCACACCACCTCTCTGGTAAGAGATGCTGATGAGACAGAGGAAGCCTTTCAAGAGCGGTGCCGGAGCCTTGTCAATTTTTTGCAGACCACTCCACTCTTCGCTGACTCTGGTCCTATCCTTGAAGTCCCCGACCCGACGAAATTCTTCAAAATCCAGTTCAGGCTCAAGCGCACGCTGTAGCATCGTGTTCATACGCCAAATCCCCCGACATTATAAAGAATCGCTCGATGGACATGTGGCATGAGTTGACGTGAGACGCGCACACCATCCATGGTCAGCACTGGATCGACCGTGATGTTATTGATGATCGTCGGCGCGCTCCCTGCTCCCGCGCGATACGCAAGACCGCTATAGTTGTTGGGGGCTGCGCCGAGGGCCTGCGGCTTGATGACCACGGCGGAAAGCGCTGCCTGAAACTGCGGCGTGTACTGCGTGATGCCCTGGGTGAACATCTTCATCATGTTGGGCATCCACGTATCCGCGTCATGGGCAGGTCCCATCTTTGCCGGCGAGTGAAAGCCCAGGAAGCCCGCAATGTTGTTGGCGACCCCTCCAATCGTATTGGCGATATTCTGTGCCATCGAGCCAACGCCGTTGAGAAAGCCCTGGATGAGATTTACTCCCCAGTTATAGGCGCTGCCCGCAAGATTGGTAAAGAATCGAGAAATGTTGTTCCACACGTCTTGCAGCGGTCCGCTGATCTTGCTCCAGGCCATGATAAACTGCAGCGTCACATCACTCCAGAGTCCAGCTACCGTCCTATGAACGTTTGCTCCTAACTGACTGAATCGATCTCCGACCCAATTTTTCAGGTCGGTCGCTCGATCACGTGCATAGGTGCCCATGCTGCTGAATAAGCCGCCGACCGTATCCCGCGTCCACACCATTTTGTCATGCGCAAACGTGCCCATGGATGAGAAGATGGAACCGACCGTCTCTTTTATCCAGGTCATTTTGTCGTGGATGAAGGTGCCCATAGCGCTGAATAGCACCTTGTTCGCATCAACAAGCGCTTTGACATAGGTGTTGTGGTCATACATCCAATGGAAAGCATCGACTACCCCAGTTGTTGTTTTTGTGATCGAGTCATGGACGGCTGTACCCATATCGCTGAATTTCTGCCCCACCGCATTTTTGATATCGGTCAGTTTGTCATGGATGGCCGTGCCCATGTCGCTGAATTTCTGACCGATAAAGTCTTTTACCCCAGTCAGGATATCGTGTATTTTTGTGCCCATGGCGCTAAAGAGATTGCCGACCCAGGACGCGAAGCCGCCCCACACATTTCTTAACCAATCAGTGATTTGTCCCCAGTGCTGAAAAACGAGGATGAGGGCCGTCACGACGGCAATCACTGCCAACATCACAATCCAAACGGGCGCACCCGCGATAGTCAGGGCGCCGAATGCCGTAGCCGCAGCAAGAATCGACGGAACGACAGCCGCATAAATAACAACCGCCAGGCCTGCCAGCACACCGCCCATGATGGCGAGCGCAGGACTTCCTGCGTTCAGACCGCTGACAAAATCGGCAAATTTGCCGATGACAGGAGTGATGCCACTCACGATGCTCCCGAAGATCGGTAAGAGTTTGGTCCCGAGGACGATGGCCGCCGCCTCTGCTACCGCTTTGCCTTTATCCAGAATCACGTTGAATTTGATTTGAGCGAGCGCCCAACCGCTCACCTCGCCCTTGCCTGATTTCATTGAAGACGCTATAGCGCTCGCATTGTCCTTGAACGCCTTCATGTGGTCGCCTGTCAAGGCCAGGAAGGTAGACAGCGAGCGCTGCCCGCCGACCATATCGCTGACGGCCCGGTTGAATGGCACGCTACCCTCTGGACCTGCCTTCTTCGCTGCATCGTAGATCATCTGCAGCGCGCCTGGGAGACTCACCTTCATCTCGTCGGCCACGGCAACGGTATCCAGCCCCCACTTTTTCATGGCGGCGCTGGCTTTGGACGTTGGCACTTCCAGGGCTTGCATCATGAAACGTAAGCCGGTCGCAGCGCGCGCCGCCGGTATCGCGGCATTGGTTTGGGTACTCATGGCGGCGGCCAGATCGGCAAAGGAGATGCCCATGGCATGGGCGACCGGCTCTATGGGTCCCATCGTGACGGACAGGTCCTGCAGGGAAACCCGCCCTAAAGACACGGCTTTGATGAGGCCATTCATGAAGGCGCTGGCATTGAAAACCTTCGTGCCGTAGTTGGTCATGGCGCCAGCTAGGGTATCGGACACGTCTACCACATTGGCCTGCTCGATGACCGCGCCCTTGGCAGCGGCAGAGAGCGTATCGAAAGCTTTTGCACCCCTTTGGCCCGAGGAGAGGATTTCGTACATCGCCTTGGTGAGCGGACCAGATAGGACGCCGGTCGCCACACTGACCTTGAGGATACCGGAAGAGAGGGTGGCAAAACTGTCGGTCACATCACCGGCGCCGGTATTGAGGCGAACGACGGCTTGCTCGAAGGTGCCGGCCATCTCGCCTGTTTTGATGGCCACAGCAGCGAGACCGGCTACGAGCAGCCCTGAACCGATAGCAGCCAATGCGCCAAAGCGCGCTTGCGCCTTATCGGCAGAAGCGCCCACCCCCAGGAGTTTGGCATCGGCGGCTTCGGCGCCAAGCACGGTGACTTGTCCAACAATCTGGCTTCCTAAAATCATGGCGTGCTCATTTCTTCGGTGGCCGGTCGGCGATGATCTTCTGCGCCTCGCCCTCCGCGCTCAGATAGTCCAGCGCCTTGAGTTTCCACACAAGCGGCTGTTCTACCAGCACCCACGGCGGCACGTTGCAGTACTTCGCCGCCTGGAAGAGCGCATAATCGGGCGGACACTCCCCCATCTTGCCCTCGGTCGCCAGCCAGCGCCTCAACTGTGTCCGTTCAGATGAGGCGCTAGCGTTTCCGGGCGGATATCGGACACCACCGCAACCAGCAACTGGCCGCGAAAATCGATGGAGAGTTCGGACAGGCGGCGCGCGTCGAGCGGGAACATCGTCACCCCGTCGTTTTCCATGACATCCCACCATTTAATCAGGCGCACTAACTCTTCGTTGAACGCTTTGAAGCCAGCCGTCACGCTATCCGCGTCATTGCCCGTCGCGGTAAAACTTTGCGCCAGGCCGATGGTTTTCTCGGTGACGCGCCCTGGATAATACTTGAGGTTCACCTTTTCCTCGGTCGTGTGCTCCTCGCCCGTCTCAGGATCCTCTATCGTGATCATGACGGTAAAGGTGGCGAGCGCGGTATTACTGGTCAGTTGTCCAATGGTAACTGGCATAGAAAGAACTCCTCTATAGCGCGGTCAGTAGCGTCTGAATGGTGAACACGTGCGCCTTGCCCCAGGTCGCATCTTCGACAATCGTGAACTCCCACTCCTCTGCAAAGACCCCCTCCTTATCCGAGAACGGCGAGGGCTTCGAGACCTTCACGGCCATATCGTGCTGGAAGAGGGCGTACACCTGCGTCTGCGTGATGGCAAATGCGCCGCCGGTCAGGCCCGCGCCAGAGCCGGTCAGTGGCGTGGTATCGGTGGCGAGTAAGCCGGTGAAGGTCACCACAAACGGCGTGGTGTTACCAGGCCCGCCTGAGACGGTGCAGCCCGTCGCGCCAATGGTGGAGAGCCCTTGCAAGGCGGTGGCCACGGCGGCGTTGGTGGCGTTGTAGGCAATGTTGCCGGTGGTTTGCCCCTTGTAGGTCAGGGTGAAGTTGCCGGCCGATGGCGTGCCCAGCGTCACCGTCTGGTTGTTGTCGATGACCAACCCCTGACCGGCCACGCGCAAAAACATGGTGGTGCCCGCTTGCAGGTAGGACAGCGGCGTCATGCCGATGGCATCGGCTTCCAGCAGCAGCTTGATGGCGCAGGTCGGATCGAGGTCAACGTGCGCGGCGTAACCCAGATTGGCGCGGTTCATCGGGAAAAACATGCCGTACAGGTTGCCAAAGGCGAAATCGACATTCAACACTTTCAAGAGCTGCGTGGTGCCAAGCCCCGCAGAGGTCGAGTCCAGGTAGAAGTTGAAGTGCTTGCCAGCACTCGGTTGCAGCGCCACGGCGGTGGGGGTGGCCGTCATGGTGATGGCCCGCTGTAGCGCCTGGGCGAGCACCTTGCCGGCGATGGTGAATCCCGCCTTGCGGTCGCCTTTATAGCCAAGCTCCGAGATCAGGCCGTAGTTGACCTTGTGATTGTAGATGGCGTTGCCGTAGGCGTTGTTTTCGCCCTGCTCAATGGTGAAGGTTTGGGGCTGGACTGAGCCGGTGAGTGGCGGCGTAAAGACCCAGGATTTGGCAATGGTAGACGCGCCCACCGCAGAGATGACCGGCGCGCCACACACGCCAGCCAGCGCGTAGCCCATGCCGTTGTAGTCGAGTTCGCCCCCCAGCGTGCCCTCGACCCATTCCGAGTTCTCAATCACGATGGATGGATATTTGCGCCCGGTTGGCGTGTAGGGCTTCACATCGGCCATCGCCCCCAGCTGGATATCGAAGCACTGCAAGAGCTTGTTGGCCGGCACGTTCACGCCAGGCGTGGCTTCCAGGCCGAATTGCAGCGTTTGGTTGACCGAACTTCTTTCAGGTGCCCACGGCATATCATGCTCCTTCTGTCATCACGACAGTAGTATTAGTTGCCCTTCAGTGCGATGCGGTACAACCCACCTAAGTTTGTCCAGCCCGCGCCAGCGATGGGCGGGTCATCCATCGCGATTTCTTGCTCGCGCGTGCTGGAAATCACGCCGCCTCCTGATATGCCGACGCTGCGCACATTTCCGAACAGCGCATCGATGCGATCGGCGATAATCACCAGCGCCGCCCACTGGGCTGCTGGCCCCACGGCTTTGATTTGCACTAAAATACTCGCCCACAGCCGTATCTTGTTCACGGTATCCACATCGATGTCCGATTGCCGGCCGTACACCGTAAACGGTGGTTGCGTGCCGATGTCTGCCATTCCCTGCCACACGCCGCCGGTGCTTGCTGCCATGAGTGCGCTGTCCGCTACGCACACCGAATGTATCCAGGCGTAGCACATGGCTACTTCAGACGCCATGCATTCGTCCCTCAAGTCCGGCGAGCTTTGTCTGAAATTCGCCGTTGATCAGTTCCACCGCCGGTTCGAGAAATGGCCTGGCGGGTTGAAACCGTGTCCCGTCGTTCTGCCATTTGCCATAATTGGCAGCGCACGCCGCTTTGCCCTGCATATCCCCCTCTATCGTCTCTTCTGGCAAGAGGTACGAGTCCCCCGGCGGTGTGCCTGCTTGCCCATAGGTCGAGCCATTTTTCGTCACCGTGTACACCGAGCTCACCATGAAGCCCGTAGCGACCTGGCCGTTGGCATAGATCTGCGCCACCATGGCATCACCCAGATCGACCGTCGTTTCCGCCACGATATCCGACAGCCCCGCGTGCATAGCAGCTGCGACTTGCGGAAAGTGATTAAAACCAGCTACAGCCATTACACGCCCCTGGCTTTCTCTTGCAATTGCGACTGGTAGATGTCATAGGCGGTCGCCAGGTCTTGCAAGATGACCGCGCAAGCCGTTACCGATGCATCTAAAGCAGTGATAAGCGGGTCTAAGGCGCCGCGCGTGGACATCTCTGCCTGGAGACTTTTCGCCCGTTCCGCCTGATTTTGCCATTGCTTTTTGCGCGCTTCGATCATCGCTTTGATGTTTTCGTAATCCATCATCAGACCACCGTCACAATCAGCGCGTCGGACGCCACCCTATACGATGACGCCCATTCCAGCGGTTGGACGCGCCAGTTCTTCCCCTGGTACACCACGATACCGCCTTCCCTCACCACCGAGGTCGGCATATAGCGCATATTGCGCGCTTGCTTGCCCGCAATCACACTGGCATAGAGCGTCAGTTGCGTCACCGATGGCTTGCTGATGGTACAACTCAGCATGAGATCGGGCGTAGCGGCTAACGTCTCGGTCGTGTGCCCTGAGCCGTCAGGCGTCTTTATCGGGTTGTAGTACGGTAGTACCTGATCGAGCGAGTCCGCGACGGTGGCCGTCATCGATGCCAGTTCAGCAGGTGATAGCACTAGCCGCCTCCTGGATTGCCAGACGCCATATAGTCGATCTCCCTCGGCCCTGTAAGACTAGCGCCTTGCCCGCTTGCATTCGTGTCTGAGCGTGTCATGCTGATGGTGCCCGCGCGCTGGTGACGCCTCAACGCCTGGATACGCTTTTCCAGGTGCAGAGTCGCCTGCCCGCGCTGAAAACTCTGCCCGTCGCTGGAAAACGAATACGAGAGCATCCATTTGGCGGCCAAACGCTCCAACAAGTCAGCCGCCGCGCGGTATCTGTCGAATAAGCGACCAGTAATATGCACCGGCGGGTAGGTATTGGCTGCGAATGAGAAATGCCCCGCAATCGGCTCAATAAGCGACGGCGTAACCACGATGGTGAAGAACTGCTTCAAGATCATGCCATCTTCCCAGCCGCGCATAGCAGGGTCGCTTTCATAATCCAGGTAGACAAAGCCGCTAGCGCCCCACGTCGGTTTGCCGACAAGCTGTTCGCTGAACACATCCACACGGCTCTCATCTAAGACATCCTGGATGGTCTGATCGTCGAAGGTTTGCGCGGCGCCAGCAGGGTCATTGATGAGCGTCCTCACGCTTGTAATGAGGCTTGCCATAGTTGACCTAACAGCCACTTTTCACCCCCTCAGAAAGAATGGTATAGTAGACATGTTGCCTAGAGAGGGAGTAATTACCCCGCTCGAAGAGAAGTGACCTTGACTTCCTGGCAACACACAACAAGGTACTAACCAAAGGAGTTAGAAAGTGACCTCTATACCCAACACGTCGGGTATCTACCGCATTACCAACACGATCAATGGCAAGTTCTACATTGGAAGCGCCGTCAACTTGCGCAAACGCAAAACAAGCCATTTTAGCGAGCTTCGGCGAAACCAGCACGGCAATCTGATACTGCAACATGCTTTCAACAAGTATGGCCCTGATGCATTCACCTTTGAAGTGATCGAACTTGTTCTTCCCATGTCCCTGACCGCGCGTGAACAATACTGGCTTGATCGATACAAGCCCTTTGGGAAGCGCGGCTTTAATATTGCCCGCGTTGCTGGCTCTTGCTTGGGCATGAAAGCCTCGCCCGCTACCCGTGAGAAATTGAGCGCCGCCCGGCGTGGCAATACCAACCATACCGGCAAGAAAGCCTCGCCTGAAACCTGCAAATTGCTCAGCACCATCGGGCTTGGCAGGAAGCACACCCCTGAACATCGTGAGAAAGTCAGACAGTCCAGGCTTGGTAAGAAAGCCTCGCCTGAAACTCTTGAGAAAATGAGGCTGGGGAGAACCAACACGAAAGCCCTTATCGTTACCGCGCCTGATGGGACTGAGCAAACGATTTATGGTATCAGGCAATTCTGCAAAGAGCATCATCTTGATCGTTCCAATCTCATGCATGTTGCTAAGGGGAGCAAGATGAGTCATAAAGGCTACAAAGCCCGCTTCCCTGACGAACTACACTTATAATCTACGGCTTGACTAATACAATATCTCCCTGATATGTAATAGTTGGAGTTGTGGGCGAACCCGATAACGTAGCTGACAATCGTATTTGTGGAGCAGTAATTACACCAGATACGACTGTAGGTTGAACATTGAAGGGTATGTATAATTCTCCGGCTTGTGCTGACGCCGTAAGCGTGATGGGCGGGTCACCGAGAAAATCCGCGCGCCAGAGTGTTGGGATTCCATCGTAACAGGCGTCCACGGAAAACGTCCACACACCGGAGCCGGACGCCTGGGTTGCGGCGCTGTATATCACGCGCGCCCACATGCCGCGCCTGGGTGTGCCCCCTGGTAGGATGAGTGCCGCGCCCGAAAACGAGGCAGTTTTTGTGACGCTGGCCTGCAAAGCGATTAATGCATCGGTTGGCATGATTTTCTCCTATCCCCAGACCTGTAGTGCCAGCGTCTGAAGCTGTGTTGATGCGGTCAAACTGAGCGATTGCGCCAGACCAATGGCCAGCGCGGCCAGGATGGCTAACTCCTTCTGGTCGCTGATGCCAACCCGCGAGACGATCAGCGTATCAAGCACATTAAATTGCTGCTGGGTCATGCGGGCGTCTCCCCAAGCGGCGCTTCCGGCTCAACCACAGGAGCGACCGCGACGTTATCCGGTGCATTGGCTGATCGGTCTTCTTCCTCGCGCGCCTTTGCGAGGGCATCGGCATCGGCCTTGATCTGCGCATCCTCTGCCGCGCGCCGGGCAAGTAACGCTTCCTGCTCAGACGGTGTGCGTGATTGCGCATCCTCCGCTGTCCGAAGTTTGGCGCGGGCGTCGGCTTCGTCTTTCAGGCGCGCATCTTCGGCGGCACGGGCGTCTTCTTTGGCCTTAGCAACAAGGCGCGCGTCCTCTCGCGTCGGGTCAAGTCCGTGCGCGTGTCCCAGGTGCAGTACGAGCAGGTCAAGCACGCGGCCCAGGTGTATGTCCTGCTGTGCGATCACGGCCACTCGCGCGCGCAACTCTGCGAACTCCTCCGGTTGCATTTTCATCTCTACCGGCGGTGTCTCTTGTGTTGGCATCGTTTTGTCCCTTTCACTTAGCCGATTTTGATGTCGTCAACCTATCTTGATGTCGTACAAACGGCCAATGGAGCGCGTGCTCTGGTTCATCAGGCCAACGGCCCAGTCAATCACGGTCCGGTAAATGGTGCCGTTGTTGATCATTCCGAGATCGTTCACATCGGGACCATCGGTCATCTGCCAGCCCATGAAGTGATCGGTGCCGTAGTTGACGGCGTAGATACTCGCAAAGTTGGCAGAGGCGCCGGTAGAGTCAAGCCCAGCTGCTGTTTCCCCCACAGAGCCGGACCCGGCTGCAATGGCATTGCCCGCAAGTATGCGCGTCGATTGGTCGGCTTTGACGCCAGGGTCACGGATGATCGCGCTCCTGTATTTATCAAAGGTGCGGTCGAACTGGTCTTTGCCCTGATCGAAACCGCCGGATGTCCCCATAAACTTGATCACCGAGTTGATGCGCCGGTTGACATAATCGTTCATGTAGAGCACGACGCCCGCGCCAGTAGGGCTATCGACGCTCCACAACAGGAGATCAAGCATTTCAAAGAAGGCGGCGCCGGTTTTCGCGGTGACGCCCGCAAACGAGATGTCGGCCGCCGCGCCGCCACAGTCGATCTTGTTTTCTGGACGCACGCCAAACTTGTTGGCAGACGCCGCGTCATCGATGCGCGCACGCAGACCCACCGGCGCGTTGACATCGCCGGTGATGTGGTCATTCTTGAAGTATTTGTAGTTGAAGCCGTACGTCAGGCCCTTCAGCACCATCTTGGTCTGTGAGGCGCGCGGGTCGGTGATCTGGTTTTTATCTTTGAGGATATATTTGTCGACATCCACGTATTCGCGGAAGATGTAGACCTGCTCGCTGAAGGGCGTTGGTTGGGCGTGCACCGAGATACCCTCGGAGTTGAGCGGTACCCAGTTGTCAGCGGGCACGTTCCCCTCAAAGCGCACGCCGTTTGCAATCAGCGATTCTTTGGTTACCAGCGGAATGTCCTGTGCGACATTCCCATAATCGATCAGGGACATACTGATAGCTTGCACGGCTGGATTGTTGGAGTACAGCGCGTAGTCGGCAAGCGTGAAGGTCCCGGCACCAATAGCCATAAGTGTGCTCTCTCTTCTGTCTCACGACGGTAGAGACAAGACGTTCAATCGGTCAGGCTCAGGGTCTCCCCTTCCCCTGAAAGTAATCATCGAGTGTCGGTATTTTGCCCGGGATGCGCCCCCCCGGCGGCTGGATAGATGAGCGGCCATACGCCGCGCGGTCTGGACTCATGCCAGGAATGGGCGGCGCGCCTTGTTGCTGCTGTTGTCCAGGAGCAGGTTTCACCAGTTCGGGCGCGTTCTTTGCCAGCTTTTCTAAGAGCTTTTCGACGTTGGTTGGTTTGCCCGTCGCATCGTCAAATTCCACGGCCTCCCAATCGATCAGCTTTGCAAGCAGGTCGGGCGCAACAAGGAAATTGAGTTTGCCCGCATACTTCGCCACGTCCTGATTGACACGCGCCGTCACGAGTTCGGCGGCCAGTTGGTCATGCTGCTCTTGCAACTCGGCGGCCTGCTTTTGCGCCTTTTGCAACTCGCTCATCTGTGCATCTCTGGCCGCTTGCTCTGCTGCTTTGTAGGCGGCGAGTTCTTTTTCAGCGGCGGTCAGTTTGGCGCCATGACGCGTTGCTTCCTCGGTCTTGTTGGAGGCGTGCAATTCCAACTCAGCAATCTTCTTCAACGCTTCCTCAAGCGTAAGAGCGGCCTGCGCTGGCGTCGCACCAGGCGAGGCGGGGGTACCCGTCGCGGGTGATCCGGTGCCAGGCGTCGCGCCCGCACCGGATGAGGGATTTGTAGGTTCTGGCATAATTGTAATCCATTCCTTCCTGAAAGTCAATGCGCATTCCGCCCGCTTGCTCGACGGATCTGCGCCGGTATGTCAGCAATAGCGCGCGCCACGGCCTTCCTGGTAATCTCTATCGCTACATAGGCGTCCCAATCGCTCAGGATGGCCTGCAACTCGTGAATCTCACACTGCAACTGGTAGCACTCGCTGATGGAGGAGAGGGCGTG